ATATATATATGAGCACACAAGAAAAAAAATTATACAAAGACATCACATTAAAGTCAAAAAAAGCCTACACTCAGGCATCTGGACCCAGAGCCTACAGAGGCATCAGCACAGTGGATCCCAATGCTACCAGTTTCAACCTGTATGATGTTGCATTGATTAGGCAGGACATATTGAATCATTTTCACATACGTCAAGGAGAAAAACTGGAAAATCCTGAGTTTGGCACCATCATTTGGGACAGTTTGTTTGAACCCTTGACAGAAATGATTAAACAACAAATTATTGATAATGTGACCACCATAGTGAACTATGACCCTAGAGTGCAGGTAAATGGTGTAACTGTTGACACCTACGAAAGTGGCATACAAATACAGTGCGATCTCACCTATCTTACATACAATATATCAGAAAGTCTGCGTTTAAAATTTGATGAAAAACTGGGTTTAATCAGCTAGAATTAACAGAGCATTTAATCAAACCTAATAAATAACTTCATATAACGGAGATATATGTCATCCACAGATAGATTGAATAAATTATTGCTGGCAGAAGACTGGAGAAAGGTCTATCAGAGCTTTAGAAACGCTGACTTTACCAGCTACGATTTTGACAATCTTCGCAGATCCATGATTGGATATCTGCGTCAAAATTATCCAGAAGATTTCAATGACTATTTAGAAAGCAGTGAATACCTTGCCTTGATTGATTTGATTGCTTTCTTGGGACAAAATATTGCTTTTAGAATTGACCTCAATGCTAGAGAAAATTTTATTGAATTAGCAGAGCGCAGAGAATCTGTGTTGAGACTGGCTAGACTGCTGAGCTACAATGCCAAAAGAAATCAGTGTGCCAATGGACTTTTAAAAATGCAATCAATTTCCACTACAGAAGGAATCATTGACAGCAACAATGTGAACATTGCCAATCAAACCATAATATGGAATGATACCAGTAATCCAGATTGGTATGAGCAATTTATAAAAGTAATGAATGCTGCACTACCAGTCAACACCAAAGTGGGTCGTCCCAACAAAAAAGACACAGTGGATGGTGTTCCTGTGGAACAATATCAATTCAATTCTAATTTACAGGAAACTCCAGTGTTTACTTTTTCCAAAAGCATAGACGGAAGAAACACACAATTTGAAGTGGTATCAGTGGATGTGAATGCAGGCATCGTTGAAGAATTGGCGCCATTACCCACAAATAAATTATCTTGTTTGTACAAAGATGATGGCAAAGGATACTCCAGCAGCCACACAGGATTCTTTTTTCATTTTAGACAAGGTGTACTGCAGCAAGGGGATTTTAATGTGGCACTATCCACACCCAACCAAATAGTGAGCATTGATGCTGACAATATCAATCAAACTGATGTATGGCTTTATTCTCTGAACAGCAACAAAGTAGAACAAGAATTATGGACCAAAGTTAGTGCCACAGAGGGCAACAATGTGATTTACAACAGCACTGCTAAAGGTATTAGAAATATTTACAGTGTGATTACTAGAACAGAAGACAGAATCAATCTGCAATTTGCAGATGGAACTTTTGGCAATTTACCCAAAGGCGGGTTCAGAGCCTATTATAGAGTGAGTGATAACAGACAATTTAAAATAGTGCCAGCCGATATGGCAAATATAGAAATTCAAGTGGACTATCTCAGTGCATCAGGCAAAACTGAAACACTCACCATTGCTATGTCATTGCAATACACCATTGACAATGCCAGCAATTCAGAAACCACAGCATCTATAAGAAGCAATGCTCCATCCACTTATTACACTCAAAACAGAATGATTACAGGTGAAGATTACAATGTGGCTCCATTGTCAACCAATCAAGAAATTATTAAAGTTAAGTCAGTTAATAGAACCAGCAGTGGAATTTCAAGATATTTTGACCTGTTAGATGCCACCAGCAAATACAGCAGCACTAACATATTTGGCAATGATGGAATCATTTACAAAGAAAGAATAGACAACAGCATCACGTTCAGTTATGTCAGCAGAACAGACATAGAAGGAGTGATCAACAATGTGATTGAACCTTTGGTTTCTGAAAAAAAACTTTTTAACTTTTATCAAGACAATTTTCCATTAATATTAACCACAGATGTTAATTATTATTGGTATCAAAGCAGTTCAGGCAGCAATATCTCCACAGGTGGTTTACAGGATGTGGACAATAAAAAAATTGCAGTGGGAACATTCACACAAAGTGTTTTAAAATATTTAGAACCACAAGCACAATGTAAATTTGTTGCGCCCATAGGCTATCATTTCATGCCTGACGGCACACTGATGCAAGGGTCTGCCAATCATCCAGGAGCTACTGACTTTCTATGGACCACAGTGATTAGAGTGATTGACAGTGGCACAGTAATTCAAGCGGATGGCACAGGACCTATCGTATTCAATGATATTGTTCCTACAGGAGCAATATTAACACAAATTATTGCAAAATTTTCAAAAGTGCTATCCAGTGATATCAAATTACAAATGTTGGATAAAATATTTTCTAACAGTGTATTTGGTTTAAGATACAACACTGCTGTGAGAGATTGGGTGGTGATTGATGAAACTAACTTAAATTTGTTTGGTAGTTTTAGCACAGGAAAAACAGGAGACAACACTAATCAACAACTGGATGCCAGTTGGCTGTTGTTGTTCACCACTGACACTGATTTATACACAGTGACCTATAGAGGAGTGAGATATGTTTTTGAAAGTGACAAAGAAATACGTTTTTTCTATGACAGCAACAACAAAGATTACGTGGCTAACGTAGGTAAAGTGATTAAAGATAAAATTTCTGTGCTATCTATCAACAATGCTCCAGGAATACTTACGCCTATGCAAAGCCACGTTGATTGGCAAGTGCTGCAAGAGTACAGAGATACTCAAGGCTATGTTGACAGCAAAAAAATTGAAGTCACTCAGTTTGATTCTGATGATGATGGACTGATGGATAATCCAGACGCTTTCAAAAATATTGTAGCCAATAACAATTATATATTTCAGAAGAAAATTACCACAGCAGGAGTGGAAGATTTTAATTATGTATCAACAGATTTAGAAAATATTGTAACAATAACCAGTGAAAATCAGATAGGAGCTTATAGTTCATATGATACTGACACTGTATTTTACAATTCAGTGACAAATGTATTTAAAAAACTATCAAAAGCCACTTTAACTATTGCTGTGACTGGCAACTATAAGGCACATTTAGGCAGATCTCAATTAAAATTTCAATATGTTCACAGTGCAGATAGTGCTACTAGAATAGATCCTAGTGTAACTAATATTATAGATGTGTTTTTGTTAACAAGATCATACGACATCTCTTTTAGATCATGGTTGGATGGAACAATAGAGAACAAACCATTGCCATTAAGTTCAGATAATATGTATAAGAATTTTGGGCAACAAATTAATCTAATCAAATCTATCAGTGATGAAGTAATATATCACCCAGTGAAATACAAAGTTTTATTTGGTGACAAATCAGAATCTAAATTTCAAGCCACATTTAAATTGGTTAAAAACCTAAACGAAGTCACAAACAATGATGATATCAAAGTGCGTGTAATACAGGCAATCAATCAATATTTTAATCTAGAAAATTGGGATTTTGGAGATACATTTTATTTCTCAGAACTAAGCACCTACGTAATGACTCAACTGGCTCCAGACATAGTTACTTTTGTGATTGTGCCTGATCAGGCTGTGCAAACATTTGGTAGTCTGTATGAAATTAAATCTGAAAGTGATGAAATTTTCATCAGTGGGGCAACTGTGCAGGATGTGGAAATAATTGATGCATTGACTGCTTCTAAATTGAGAGCAGATGGCTTTGTGGTCACTGCTACCAACACAATCAACACAGGCATCACCAGTGGCACCAGCAGTGTTGCTACCAGTTCTAACAGTAGCGGAGGCTCTGGATCTTCTGGAAGCTCTGGATCTTCTGGAGGATATGGTTATTAAAAATGGCATACGATAACAATCAAGAAGAGTCAGCACTTCCCACATCAGCAGATGGTTCTGTAAGTCGTAAATCAAGCGATTTACTGCCAAGATATTTTAGAACTCCCACCAACACAAAATTTTTATACAGTACATTAGATCAACTTTTAAATCCTGGTACAGTTGAAAAAGTAAGTGCATTTTATGGCAGAAAAAATGCCCAAGCGTTTGTGCCTAATGACAACTACATCAATGAAGTCAGTGATGATAGACAAAACTATCAATTAGAGCCTGTGGTAGTACGCAGAGACAATCTTAACAATGTTTTGTTTTACAAAGATTATGTGGATTACATCAACCAAATAAAAAGTCTGGGTGGTGTTGTGGACAACCACAGTGTTTTAAATGCTGCAGAATACTACAGTTGGAATCCCAATATAGACTGGGACAAGTTTATAAATTTTAGAGAATACTATTGGTTGACCTATGGCCCTAACCCCATCACCATCACAGGTTTACAACAGCAAGTACAAAGCACTTATACAGTGACGCTGAGTGATAATCAAGACAATGTGGCCTACATGATCACACCTGATGGTCAAACAGTGAATGCTACGCTTATTTTGTACAGAGGCATAACCTATCGTTTTGATATTAATACTCCAGGCTTGCCATTCACAATCAAAACAGCAAGAACTTTAGATTCAGATTTTAATTTTGTAGACTCTCCCAACGGTGTGAGTGATCAAAATGTTGAGCAAGGCATAATAACTTTTGTGGTGGATGCAAACACTCCAGACATACTTTATTATGTAGCTGCCAATGATATCAATGCCTACGGATTGATACAAATTGCTAACATAGAAGAAAACAGTGAAATAGATGTGTCAAAAGAAATTCTAGGCAAGAAAGACTATACTTTAACCAACGGTATATCATTATCTAATGGTATGAAAGTTAATTTTAAAGGCAATGTTACTCCTATCCAATATGCACAAAATGATTGGTATGTGGAAGGTGTTGGCGAAGCCATTGTATTAGTGAATGAACAAGATCTTGCTGTGCCCAGTGATATTGCGGATGATAATCTTGATGCATTTGACAATGCAGGAGACTTTTTTGACAAAGCAACATTTGACATAGATGATTTGAATGCAGATGTGAAAGATTATATAGTAATTAAGAAAAATTCACCAGACAGAAATCCTTGGTCAAGAATCAACAAATGGACTCACAAGTCAGTGATACAGGCAGTGGCCACATACAATGGTGTGCCATTAGAAGTGGACGAGTCTTTGAGAGCGCAAAGACCCATTATTGAATTTGATGCTGGTTTAAAATTGTATCAATTTGGCACATTTGCCAAACAATATGTGGATGTGATTGACACATTCACCACAGATGTTTTTTCCACCATAGAGGGCGCCACAGGCTACAATGTGGATGGAGTGGATTTGGTCAACGGCATGAGGATACTGGTGACAGCTGATACAGACATACTGGTAAAAAACAAAATATTTGAAGTACAAATTATCAACTTTGGCGGCGATGGTGACCCAACAAATAAGCAAATATCTTTGCAAGAGATTGCAGATTCACAACCTTTAGAAAATGAAGTGGTTTTAATTTTGAACGGGCAAGTTAACAAAGGTAAAACGTTTTATTATGACGGAACCACTTGGAAACAAGCTCAAGAAAAAACCAAACCTAATCAAGCACCGTTGTTTGATCTTTGCGACAGCGCAGGGGTAAGTTTTGCTGATCAAACAAAGTATTTTAGTTCTAGTTTCACAGGCAATAAAGTTTTTAGTTACAAAATAGGCACAGGTGTGAATGACTCGGAGTTGGGATTTCCTTTATCTTATAGAAATGTCAACAATGTGGGTGACATAGTATATGATTTTAACTTATTGATAGATTCTTTCAGTTATCAATCAGGTGATGCATTAGTATCTAAAAATACAGATGTAGGTTATCTAAAAAAATTCAGCACAAGAACGACAAAAGTGTATGCTCATGGTTGGAGCAAGGCCGCACACAACAGCAGACAAATGATAATAAGACAGTATGTTGGCACTGCACGCACCAACGACTTTGCCATTGATCAGTATGAAAACAGTGGATTAATACAAAATTTAATCCTTAAAGTTTATGTCAACAGAAAGTTATTGCAGTCACATGAATTTACCACGTTTGTTAAGAATGATGTCAAATATGTGAGACTGTCTAAAAAATTAAAAGAAAATCAATCCATAATACTGAAGACTCACTGCAATGAAGTAAAAACTTCTGCAGGATATTATGAGATGCCTATTAATTTACAGAGTAATCCTTTTAACAGCAACATCTCCAGTTTTACTTTTGGCGAAGTCAACAATCACGTGGACAGCATAATTGAAAATTTAGAAACATTCTCGGGCATCAGTCCAGGATCCAACAATCTAAGAGATCTAGGTAATATGACAATATATGGTACTAAGTTTGTGCAGCACAGTGCACCAATAAATTTAGCATTGTATCATGTAGCGGAAAAACAAGCAAACGTAATTAAATCAATTGCGTATGCTGCTAAAGAATATGACAAATTTAAAAAAATATTTTTACAAACAGCAGAAAATTCTGGATTTGGAGGCACAGTACGCGAACACGTTGACTTAATCATGCAAACTATTAACACTGATAAAAACTCTAATATGCCTTTTTATTTCAGTGATATGATTCCGTATGGAGCTGCAAAAAAATTATCTTTTAAAGTTTATGATAACAGCAACATATATTTTGCCTTAAGCAAAGCATTTAACATGTCCGCATTAAGCACCAATGCAGTGCAGGTGTATCTAAATGGAGCTCAATTATTGCATGGCTCTGATTATACCTTTAATAATGAAAATTTCTGTGTAATATCTAAATCGTTATCAGAGAATGATTTAGTGGAGATATTTGAATATGAAAGTACAATTGGCAACCATGTGCCTGCCACACCAACCAAACTGGGAATGTATCCTAAATACAAACCTGTAATATATCAAGATGATACTCTTGTAAACCCAGTAGCAGTGTTGCAAGGGCATGACGGCAGTTTAATGGTGGCTTATGGAGATTATAGAGATAATCTATTATTAGAACTTGAAAAAAGAATCTACAATAACATTAAGATACAATACGACAAAGATATAAGGAACGTGCATGATTTTATTCCAAGCACATACAGAGACACAGTCTATAAAATTGAAAATATTGATCAATCTATTATAGATGATTTTATTAGATGGAATAGTGTAGCAGGTGCATCAGACTACACAGATAACTTTTTCTATGATAGTTTGAATGATTTTACCTTTAATCATTCACACATGCTGTCGCCAACAGGCAAAAGTTTACCAGGTTTTTGGAGAGCCGTTTACAAACAAGCCTATGACACAGACAGACCACACAGTCATCCTTGGGAGATGTTGGGCTTTAGTGAACAACCTACATGGTGGAACACTCAGTACGGACCTGCTCCTTATACCAAAGATAATCTAATACTTTGGGAAGACTTACAAGCAGGAGTGATTCGTGAACCAGGAAAAAAATTAGTTTACGATAAAAGATACAAACGTGATAATTTGTTAAATCATCTGCCTGTGGATGAAGATGGAAAATTATTAAGTCCTATACAAAGTAATTACGCAAAAAATTTTATATTAACTTTGTCCACTGAAAAATTTAAATTTGGTGATCATGCTCCAGTGGAAACTGCTTGGAGACGCAGCTCTAACTATCCTTTCGCTGTGTTAAAAGCCATGATGTTGAATAGACCAGCATACACAATGGGAGTAAATTTTGATGTATCTAGAATTACCAAAAATATCACCAATGAAATAGTGAATAGCGTTACAGAAAAAAGAATTGCTCTAAAAGATTTAATTTTTCCTAACAGTCGAGCCGATGAAAATCTTGTGTTAACATCAGGGTTAATCAACTACATTGCAAATTATATTAAAACGGATGTGTTAACAAATTACACAGATTATAAAGAATCTGTGATGAATCTAACACAACAGTTAGGATTTAGAGTGAAAGGATTCACTGAAAAACAAAAATTTAAACTGTTACTGGATAGTAGATCACCTTTGAATAAAAGCAATGTGTTTGTGCCAGAAGAAAATTACGACATACATCTAAATGTCAGTTCTCCTGTAGATGTATTAGTGTACAGTGGCATAGTGATTGAAAAAATTGCAAAAGGATTTGTGATAAAAGGATATGATTCTAACTATCCTAAATTTAAATATTTTGAACCAATTAAAAAAACAGATGACCAAGTAAAAAAAATTGGCGCAGTCAGCAGTCAATATGTGATATGGACCTCAGGCAAACGTTATACTGCCACACAGATAGTACAATTTCGCAATCAATTTTATTCAGCTAAAATAGATCATTTCAGTGACAATCAATTTGACGGAAAAAAATTCCAAAAATTGTCTGAACTACCAACAGAAGGTGGCGTGGTAGCTACATTTAGCAAAAATTTTACTGACACTGTATCTACAATTGACTATGGCACTGTAATGTCCACGCAGCAAGAAGTAGTGGACTTTATATTGGGATATGCAAAATACCTTGAGTCCAAAGGTTTTATATTTGATGTGTTTAACAAAGAAATTAACACAATAGAAAATTGGTTTTTAAGTGCTCAAGAATTTTTATTCTGGACCACACAAAATTGGAGATCAGGAGCAGTGTTGGCATTGAGTCCTGCGGCAAATACTTTAAAATTAAAAACTGAATACACAGTGGCAGATAATATCTTTGATAATTTTTATGACTATGCAGTGTTGAGAGCGGACGGCGTGAAAATTATATCGCAAAGATTACAGGTTGTTCGACAAGGCAATAGTTTTAGTTTAACGACAAAAAATACCAACGAAGGTATTTATTTTGTAAAAATTCCATTGGTTCAAAAAGAACATGTGGTGATGATAGACAACGTCACAGTATTCAACGATATAATATATGATCTTGCTCCAGGATACAGACAGGAGAGAATCAATGTGATAGGATATGTAGTAAGCGATTGGAATGGATCACTGGATGTGCCGGGCTTTGTGTACGATGAAGTTATTGTGAAAGAATGGCAAGTGTACACAGATTATTCCATGAGTGATGTGGTCAAATACAAAGAATTTTTTTACAGTGCCAATGTGAATGTCAAAGGCGGCAATGTTTTTGAAAACAAATTTTGGAACAAACTGGATCAAAGACCAGTCAGTGTGTTGAGACCTAACTTTGAATACAAAACCAATCAATTTGGTGATTTTTATGACTTAGACACCGATAATTTTGATGTAAGTCAGCAGAAGTTAGCACAACATTTAATAGGCTATCAAAAAAGAGAGTATCTACAAAATATTATCAATGATGATGTGGCACAATATAGATTCTATCAAGGGTTCATACAGGACAAAGGCACTAAGAATGCACTCAGCAAGATGTTTGATTCATTGGCTAGTGCTAATAAAGACAGCATAGAATTTTATGAGGAGTGGGCCATCCGAACTGGACAGTATGGTGCATCGCAATCATTTGATGAATTTGAGTATCTATTGGATGAAAAGAAATTTAGATTAAATCCGCAACCCGTATTATTGACTGATGACGCCAGTCCCACAGATCCTGATTTTGTGTTACGTATTAAATCTGATGAAACTTACTTACGCACAATAAACTACAATCACAGACCATTTCCTTTGAAATTAAACCAAGAGGAATACGTTAAAACAGCTGGATTCGTGGATCCAGAAGATGTAAATTTCACATTGAAAACATACGAAGATATACTGTCCATAGATACCACCAAATTAAAATTTGGACAATATGTGTGGATAGGATTTTTCAAACAGAGCTGGAATATTTACAAACACGTGAAAACAGAATTAAAAATATACACTGTGGCCGAACAGGGTAATGACGTTATTATTAACACTAATGTGCCTGCTGTGTTAGCAGTGGATGATATAATTTCTGTGACTATTCCACAACAAAACTCCACACAATTGTTCAAAGTTAAAAGTGTGGCCTTAGACAAAATCACGTGTGCTAAAAATGGTGCTACACAAATCACAAGCAACGACGGATCTTCATATGGATTCCTTGGTAAGTTTGTCAGTGCCAAGTTAAGTAATCTGCAAGCGATCAATGCAAAAGCATTAGAATTTATTGGATTCAAAGACAATGATTTATTTTGGATAGAAAACAACAATCTAAATGATTGGGCAGTGTTAAAAAATAAAAAAACTTTTATAAAACATCAACAGATTTTAAATTACAACACCAACAGCAGCGGTACTTATGGTCAAAGCATAGCAGTGGACGACAGCAACAATGTGATGGTGGTTGCAGATAAAAACATTGGTCTTTTAGTATATCAACGCGGATCAAATTCTGGACAATTCACTCTGAGACAAGTGATAGACGTGCCACAAGACATATGGACCGGCAATGCAGATTTCGGCGCAACATTGGACATCAGTCCAGATGGAAAAATTCTTGTGGTAGGAGCTCCCAAAGCATCCAACGTAAAATCATATTATAAAGGTCAATATAATATATCAGCATCTTATGCTATTGGAGACATAGTATTCCATAAACAACAATTGTGGCGTGTGGTAAATCCAGTGCTGGGACAAGATCCTTCAGTGGACTTTACCACATTCAGTGCCACCAGTTTTTGGAGTGAAGCACATTATGATGCAGGCACGGGCACATATCCAGAAATTAAACAGATGATCACAGGCAATTACACCTTCACTGGTGTGGGTGCTGATCATATATTGATAAGAGCCACCACAGATCAATACAGAGGCAGTGCAGTTGGTGATACACTGGTGTTATATTGGAACAACCTCACCACTGAATATCCCACAGGCAACGTGCCTTTCGGCGGCAATGCGGTTGGTATTGACAAGGCTTTCATTGATGGGCCTCATGTAATAGATGAAAAAATAGATCAAATAATCAATATAGATTTGACAATCACTGCACCAAGCGTGGGCAATTTGCTGAACACAGATACTGCCAATGGCACAGTGGCATACATATTCACTCAAGGCACTCAATCTATCATATACTTAAAAAACGTCACAGGTAATTTAGTGGACGCTGCACAGATAAGATTAGGTCCAACGCCCGTGGGGGATTATACCCGTATCTTATTGGAAGATTATGACAGCGTGGCAGGTTGGTGGAAAATAGATGTGCCATCACCAGGCACCACTTCAGGTAAATTTGACAACAAGCGTTCATTGGTGGTGCGTGATATTATCAAAGCAGGTGATCCAAGAACAGCTTTTCTTTACTTCAACAGTTTGGATACCATAGCCACTCAGGCTGCAGGATTACCGTTGGCTGCCACTTCAGCCAGTCAGTTGAGTATCTTAAGTTATTACAAAACATTCTCCATATCAGGTTACAGCACATTTGTGGGAGATGTATTTGACAATAGATTTTTAGTGAGAGCGCCTAAACAGTTTAGTGATGTGTTGCCCACTGCAACTTATGATGAAGTGGGTATATGGTTCAACACTATCCTAACAGGTACTCCTGCCACAGTGATAGAACCCATTGCTTTAGATTTACCTTTCAATGACCTCAATGGTGTAAATGAAATAATTGACAAGTGGAATGGTTTTTTAAGAGTGGATGCACAGCCAGATGGATTGGGTCTATTCTATATTCCCACCATAGGCAGCACAGTGCAGGATAATGACACAGGACACACTGCAGAAGTGGCCTATGTAAAAGTGATTGGTTTTAATTTGTTGCAAATATACATCAAAAATAAAACTGGTCCGTTCAGTCTTGGATCCACTTTAGGACCCAGCACAGCATTGATATTAGTGGGTACTCCAAATAGAACAGTGGGTATTATACAAGTAAGCGAATTAGAAAATGCAGTGTCTGGATCATTGTTGGTGTTTGATGCTGGAGCTGTTCTAACCCCAACCAGCAACAGTGCTTATCACTTTATAAATGGTTTGGAATACTATCTATATCAAGACATCACGCAGGATGGAATTAGCAGAGGTGCCAGCGTGCCATCCAAAGTGAATAGAGATTATGTACAAACTTTCAACATACCTGCTGGGGTGGGTTACACTTCAGGATTGACTGAACAAGGTATATTTTTGGTGTATCAACGTCAACGCAACAACAGCTACGTTTTGACCAATAATTTTATAGTGCCTGCAGCACAACCTGCAATAGTATCAAGCGCAGGTAATTTTTTAGGGTTAGGATCATCCATCAAACTGAGACAACACAACAATGTGAACACGCTTTTTGTGGGCACAGCAACCACCAATGGTGGCACAGGTGCTGGTAGATTATATTTCTTTAAAAAAGCCAATCTTGATTTTCAAGTGAGTGTGGATGCAAATTACACAGGATTATTTGACAGCACAGACACATATTACACAGATGATTTAGTGGCCTATAATGATGTCATATTTAAAAGTTTAACCACTCAAGGACCTGGCAGCTTTAATGCCACATTTTGGGAAGCACAAACTGAAGGCACAGACTATTTAGGTTTTGTACCACCAGGCGTGCCTCAAGGGATCGCTCCAGGATCGCCACCAGTTATCTTTCCTACTCTTGAAGGTGACAGCACTCAAAATATTCAAGCACCTTTGGCTTTTGGAGTGGCATTTGATATAAATGATTCAGGATCAGTGTTGGCAGTGTCAATTGATGATCAATTGGATTCCACCATTGAAAAGAAAGTAATAGTTTATAGATTGATCAATAACAGATATCAGTTTTCACAAACTATAGTATCACCAGACAGCGGAGAAGACAATACAGAATTTGCCAGTAAAATTGCTATCAGCAGCGACGGAATGTTTTTAGCTGTGTCCAGTCCTCGTGCAGATCAAAGCACCACAGATGGCGGGGTAGTATACATTTATAAGCAAATTAATGGAGTGTTTCAATCAGTACAAACACTAATCAGTCCTCAACCCAAAGCCACAGAAAGATTTGGAAACAACATAGATTTTGATGGCAGTACCTTAGTGGTGTCCAGTTTGAATGGTGACACAGAATTGAATTTTACTTTGGATCAAGGCTTAACATATTTTGACAGAGGTGCCACCACATTCAACACCAAGGTTTACAACACAGGATCCATATACGTGTATGAAGATTATAATGGAGTATTGATATATGCTGATGAATTCAGCATCAACAACACCAATCTTAATGAATTTGGAAAAAATTTAAAAATAGTTGACAATCATGTGTATGCATCATTGCCTTATTATATAAATGATCTTGCATCACCAAACACTGAAGGATTAATTATTAATTTTAGAAAACCTGCAGATGCACGCACATGGGCTTCTCACAAGTCTCCCATGTATCCTGTAGACGTAAACAAGGTAAAATCAATATTTTTATACAATGTAAAAACAAAAAAACTTCTTTCTAGACTAGATTACCTGGATCCAGTGCAAGGAAAAATTGCTGGCACAGCTGAACAAGAATTATACTACAAAACAAACTATGATCCAGCAGTGTACACCAGCGCAGCACAAACAGATGTCACATTAGATGTACAGACCAGTTGGAACAAAGAACAAGTAGGTAGACTCTGGTGGAATCTCAGCACTGTAAAATTTTATAATGCATATCAAAATAATATTATATTTGCCAACAATTATTGGAACAAAATGTTTCCAGGATCATCCATAGATGTTTGCGAATGGGTTGAATCCATTTATACTCCACAAGAATATAACACATTGGGCGCCAGCAATTCGGCTGCATCTATATTGGCAGGCATCAGTGGTACTGCATTGTACAATAATAGCACTTATGCAATTAGACGTATGTATGATTATGTTTCCAAAAGTTTCAGTAATAGATATTACTTTTGGGTAAAGAACAAAAAAACATTGCCTAACATGGAAGGCAGAAAACTCAGTGCTTTTGATGTGGCTCAGTTGATAGAAGACCCAAGAAAACAATTTTATAGATATGTAACATTATTGAATAACAATAAATTTTCATTGCATAACATAAGCAATTTGTTAGAAAATACAGATGTGGCTATTAATTTTAGTTTTTGGAACATAGAAGATAAAAATATTAACATACACAATCAATATCAATTGATTAGTGACGGAGTTAACTACAGTAAACCTAAAAAAGAAATAGAAGCTGTGTGGTTTAATAGTTTAATTGGTTATGATGAACATTACAATACAGTGCCAGATGAAAAATTAAGTGTCAAATACAAATATGGCACACTGAGAAAACCAAGACAAAGTTGGTTCGTAAACCGTGTGGAAGCATTAAAACAAGCCATTGAAAGAGTAAATGCAGTATGCAGTAAAAATTTAATAGTTTTTAATAATAATATTAGTAGGTTGTCTGAATCAGAAAAAAAACCTAACAGCGTAAAACGATTTTACGATTTAACTAGAGATTCATTTGCAGATCTATCTTTTGTGGCAACAGCAAACGTTACCCCTGCAACATTAATTCCTGTAATTGAAGATGGAAAAATAATCAACGTAATTATTACTGCATCTGGCAGTGGCTATAAAGTAGCACCAACTTATAAAATAATAGACCCCACAGGTACAGGCACTGGTGCGGATTTTACACTCCAAATAAATGTATCTGGACAAATTAACAATGTTTTAATAAATCGTGGCGGCAGTAATTACAGCACAAGCACCCGCATAGAAGTAAGAAAATTCAGTGTGTTAATTGAATCCGATGCTAATGTTAATGGTAAATGGGCAATTTACAGTTGGGACAATGTAGAAGGCGTTTATAACAGAACTATGTTGCAAGCATACAACGTAAATTTATTTTGGAATTATATAGACTGGTATGCAGAAGGCTATGGAAAATTTACTGAAATAAATTATAATGTTTCAGACAGTTACAAATTGCAACTGATAGACGATGAAATTGGTGACATAGTTAAGATTGAAAACATAGGCACTGGTGGATGGATATTGCTTGAAAAAATAGCCAATCTACTCAATGTGGATTACACAATAAATTATAAAACTGTGGGTAGACAGAATGGTACCATTCAATTTTCCAAACAATTATATGATTTTAGTGCTTCAGTCACAGTAGGATTCAACAGCACCAGTTATGACTTGGCCACTTATGATTTTCAACCCATTGCAGAAACAAGAATAATTTTAGAAACCATAAGAGACTATATTTTTGTTGATGAATTAGAAATAGAATACAATCAATTATTCTTTGCTAGTTTGAGATATGTATTCAATGAACAGTCTTTTGTAGATTGGGCATTCAAAACTAGTTTTGTCAAAGGCAAACACAATGTTGGCGAACTATCCCAAAAAGTTGTGTACAAAAATGATAATTTAGAAAATTATCAAGATTACATCAGTGAAGTAAAACCTTACAAGACCAAAGTTAGGGAATACATCAGTGCCTATGAGTCTATTGACAATGATCCTGTTGGCGTAACCGATTTTGATTTACCAGCCACTTACAATGCTGCTACCAATAAGATAGAAGCAAGTGTAGCAAAAATTATTAATGATCAATTGGTTGGATATAATCTTGCCGATACCTATCCAAATAAACATTGGCTGAATAATTTAGGTTTCAAAATTAAAGAAATTAAAATTTCCAATCCAGGCAGCGGATATTTGGGCATACCTGTGTTGCATATTTCAGGTGGTGGCGGCACAGGAGCCACTGCAACAGCATACGTGACCAATGGAAGAGTTACACGTATTGAAATTACCAACAAAGGATCAGGATACATATCAGCTCCAACAATCAGCATACAAGGCACAGTGAGTGCGGGTGGTTACACTGCCACTGCTGTGGCTGTGCTGGGTGAAGCTTTGATTAAATCCACNCACATTAGAGTAAAATTTGATAGAACCACTGGCACATTATTGATCACTGATCTTGTGAGAACTGAAAATTTTGTGGGCACAGGAAATCAACTTAAATTTTTATTAAAATGGCCTATCAATCTTAAATCTAACAAAATCACAGTGACAGTGAATCAAAGAAGAGCGTTGTTCAGTGAATATGTGTACAATAATGCAGAGGACACCAGCAAATCCTACATAAGATCCAAAGGATTTGTGACGTTTTTTCAACCTCCTACTGTAGGCAGCACCATACAGATACAATATGAAATAGATGCCAATGTGTTGCAGACTCAAGACAGAGTGAATCTATTGTATGATCCAGTCACAGGTCAACTGGGCAAAGATTTAGGACAGCTGATTGAAGGTATAGATTATGGTGGAGTAGAGGTGCGTAGTTTTTCGTTTGGTGGCGGCGCTGGTTGGGACGCAGATCCGTTTTTCACTTCCACATGGGATACCTATGATACAACTTTTGAAGACGAAGTGTTTAGATTGGATGGCAGCACCAACACCTTCAATCTAAGTAAACCTTTAGCGGCAGGTGTAAACTACAACATTTACAAAAATGGTGTGCGAATAGATGATCCAAACTTTGGCACTGTGAATCCAGTAACCAACGTGAATGCATTGATGAAAACCATAATTGGCGATGGATCTACTTCAGTGGTACAGATCAATGAACAAACTATTCCCACTGTGAACAATGATCTAATTGTGATACGTAAATCCAGCAGTGATGGTAGTTTCTTGCCAGATCCTGATGCTTATGACACATTATTACAAGGTGGAAATCTTGCCTACAACACAGCCACAGGAATATTAGCTCAAGATATCATTGTGGATGGTGATGGATTTGTGACACCTACCACCAGCAAAGGTCCAGAAGAACTGGTGCCAGGACAAGTGTTGGACACTGTGGATATACAAGTGTATGACAGATCAGGCGAAACTGGCAGTAGAATTAACAGCTACAATTACAAAGGCAATGGTTCTACCACTACATTTACTATAGATTCTTTACCACAGAGTCAAGACTCTGTATTTGTCAAAGTCAACAATATAATAGTGAGCAACACAAATTTCACTACAGATTTTCCATCCAAGACATTGGTATTCAACTCTGCTCCGGCCAACAATGCGCAGATCAATATTATCACTATGAGCATTAACGGTGAAGGTATAATAGACACTGATCAATTCTTGGGAGATGGCAGCACATTTATATTTGTGACCAGAGCCAAATTCACATCTAATCAATCATCTTATGTGAAAGTGAATGGAGAAACTGTGTCATATGTGTTGGGAGAAACCGACAGTGGATATCAATACACTGGCAAAACATTGATCAACTTTGCAGTGCCACCAGCTCAAGGCAGCATTATTACCTATGTGATATATGCCAGTGTAGCCAAAACTTTCAGCGAAGTAACCTATGATGACTTCTTGGGTGACGGCAGCACTGCTGTGTACACTTTAAGTCCTACTCCTTTCAATCAAGAACCACTCACACACAATGTGATAGTGAAAATAGGCAACAGTGTGCTGAATGCTGGATACAATGAAAGATTTGATGTAAGTGCTATAAGAGAATATGCTCTAAACAATTGGCAACAACCGGCGGCCACTGTTTTAAGAACTGATGTGAGAGCCTTTTTGAATGGCCTAGAACTTACTTCTACTGAATACAGATGGG